GTCGTTGCTGTCTATGAGTATGGCTACAACGACTGGCGTTTTCTCATCATACTTTTTCGTGCATATGGGGCCTATTACATAAGCGCCCTCTATCGGCACCAGTTCGTCGAATCTGTCGACGACGGCGACCAGATTCTTCCAGACGGTATCGCGCAGGATGGTCTTTCCGTTGTCGTCCGTTCCGAAAATGGTCTTGTCGTATGTCTTCTTTGGCGCGTTTAGCTTTTCTTCCGCCAAAAATTCAAGAAATTTCTTATGGCTCATGCTTATGCTTTCCTCCCAAGTCTTCCACTTCATTAGGAATGAAATCGAGCAGCTCTACATTCATCTGATTGAATTCGAATGTCGCGGTGCTATTGAGGAGTTCGTGATTCTTGTAATCGTACTCTATCCCAGAAACCTCTACCGGAAACGCCTCGTTGAATGTGAATTTCACGATCGGTTCGTTGTATTCTCTCAATCCTAAAACCACTATTTTTGACTTGTATTCTGTAAAATCGTGCTTGTATTTCATCTGTTTGGATGCCAATCCGTGTTCGAACAGCGGAGTATCCTTGTATGGATTCCCCTTCAGTTCGTCCCAATACGGATCCATAAAGGATTTCAACGGATCGTTCATAACCGCCTGCCATACCCAAAGAAAATGATAGTTGTCGAAATTGTTGTCGATCTGGAACGACAGTTTCAAAGGCGTATAGGCTGGCCTTGTCTGCGAAGTCATCTTTATCGTCTGTCCGCCGTATGGAACCTGAACCGCAGGCGTTGAAACCGTCGGCAGGGAGATGGAAGACGGGCTAAACTGCCACTTGTCTAGATTTATCAGGCTGTTTTTTCTCTCGTTTCTGTCGTTGATCGACTTTAGATAGGGAGGAACATCAAGTATTATCAGGAATTTGTCCTGAGCTGACTTGTTCAGTATAGATTGGTGTAGATCGTCTCCGTGAAAATTTATTTTTTCTGTTTCGGCCATGGATATTGCATCTTATAATATTTACCCATTTTTGGCCTTGAATCCATCCCTCTCGGGCAAATATCCGAACGTGTGCGGTCCGATCGTTTTCTTGTCGGTCATTCTTTCCCACCAAGGCCGCAACGCCCCTGTTGCCTCGGTGTCGTACATATTCCGATTTCCTATGTTGGATTCGAATTCTCCGTCAACCATCTGTTTGGCCCATTTGTCACATTCCAGCCAAGCCTTCATTTCGATTTTGTTCTGCTGGGCCTGCCAAGGAACCTGAACCTGATAGTTTTCTGCCGTATAATCGGAACTTTCCAGCGGACTGTACTTGTTCCATACGGCAAATTGTCCCTTTTCGAAGCAAACGGCGACAAACCTGTTGGTATCTCCGCCAGCGCGGTTGTAGATTACCGAAGCGACCGCCTTCAGCCCCTCGTTCCTATACTCGGAACGCGCTTCCATGAAAAGCGTTCTGGCTATGATGTTCTGCTTCTGTTCCGCCGAATATTCGGAGTCCTGTGAAGCGGTTGCAAACATGCCGATATTTATCAGCAAAAGTGCAGTAAGTTTCCAGATGGAGGTGTTCATGGGGCGTATGATATCAAAATTCATCGGCAAATGTCAAATTCAAATAAATACAATTGAAGTCTTTTGAGATTTTAAGGATACAATAACATGGCAAGAACAATTAATTCACCCGGTGTTGAGATATTCGAAAGAGATGAATCCGAGTCTACCGTCCTTCAGGCCGGTACCAACATACTCGTTCAGGGCTTTGCTCATCAGGGCCCAACCAACGAGTTGCTCCATATTACATCTAAAGAAGAGCTCAACCAAGTATATTTCGGAGGCAACGGCCCGACAAACGACGCGGAGCAGTACTTCTACCACTCCTGCGCTGAAATTTTGAACAGCCCGGCAAACCTCTACACCATTCGCCTTCCGTATGGTCTGGACAGCGGAGAAGGATTCTCCGGCAAGTATGTCGCTCTCGCCTATGGCGGATCGATTGATTCCGTGCCGGTTACTTCCGCCTGCCGTCGCAACGTCAAGGAAGACGACTTCATCGAGGGTGACTGCAACAAGCACGGAACCCCCGAAGACCACACGGCGGTGTACCTCTATGAGTTTTCGAAGGACACGGTTCTTGAGGACGACCCTGACACCAGCGCGTTCTACAATGCCGTTCTCCACTATGTAACGACCAACTACGAGGATTTCGACCCCGAGAAGGAAAGCCCGTTCGACGAGAAGTACGCTTCTGCGTTTCCTCTTGAGAACGACAAGTTCTGGATCGAGCAGAAGAAGCCGGATGCCTATGCAATCGGCATTTCCACGAAGACAAACAAGGTCAAGAAGACATACAAGGTTCCCGGATACGACGTCGAGTGCATCCAGATCGATGTTCCCGTGACAAAGCTCTTCATCCCCGCCCCGGAGACATCCGGTTCGGTCGATACGCTCAGCAACGACGAGCTCGAAGAGTATTACAGCGTCGCCGTCGAAAACGGAAACACATCTGGCGAGGAGCTGACCGCCACGGTCAAGTTCAACAACGTCGGAGAGATCAACGACCACTTCATCGAAGCGGTTCTAAACGCTCCGCTCAAGCTCTACGATACGCAGAAAGAGCGCCTTGAGGATTCCGACATCCACCCGTTGCAGGGACTCAACGAAATCTACTCGAAGAATACGGACAAGGATGGAAACATCACTCTGTACAAGATTTCGTATGGTCGCGCACTCAGCGAATGGCAGAGCACGGTCGTGAGCCAGCTCTCCGGTACCGAGTTCGATGTGCAGATTGCCGCACCTAACCCCGAGCTCGCGGATACCTACCTCAACTACGGTAAGGACAAGCGCATCCGTGCGGTGGAAGACGACGGGAAGCTCAATCTCGTGGTCGATACCGAGGCTATCGCCGACAAGCTCGTCGAGACATTCTCGGCGCAGATCGATGCGGATGATGTCATCGGTGTGGAATTCGACGGAATTCCTATGCAGGACGCCCTTTCGCAGCGCGTTCCGTATAATGGCAAGTTCAAGATCGAGGCTGTCAAGCCGATGGACTTTTGCAGACTTTATACGATAGACCACTACGACAACAAGATTGTAACAGATCGCATCAAGGAAATCGATGCTCAGGAGCAGTGCTACGACGAGGATGGCGAGCCGATCTTCAAGACCGTGCTTACTATGAACCCGGTCCCCGTCGCCGTTCCGCTCTCCGAGTACCAGTATCAGGCCATCAAGGAAGGTGCCGTAAAGTACTCCCGTCCGGTCTACAACCTCGACGGCGAAGGCACCGGCTACGATGCGTTCAGAACGATTCTCGGCAAGGCCGCGTTCTACATCGTCAACAAGATGCAGACGTCGCTGGACGACAAGTATCAGGGATTCTATGTGGCCATGATGGACTACTCCAAGTTCTACGAGAAGTACCACGGCGATCCATCCAAGGCCCTCGACCCAATCAAGGAGATGACTTATGTCAGCTCCCCGGACGATCTCGGAAACGTGACGATCGAGGTTCTCCCCGAGCGCGCATACCACTTCGAGATTTCCGGCAACGAGTCTCTATCGGACGACATTATGAGAAAGTCCACCGAGCTCGATCTCTCGGAACAGGAAAACTTCGACAACATCGTCGTTGCGACCGTCCGTTGCGGACGCCGCGCCTCCAGCTCCGACCCGTCGAGACTCAGCTACGACCTCAAGGATGTCACGCTCGGCTCGTTCAATGTCGGATCCACGATCATCGACCGCATCACCAAGGGCCGCGTTCCCAACAGAATCGACACCAAGATGCTGCCTAACGACTATATGGAGTTCGTCATCAACGAGAAGTTCGAGCTCACGAGATACGTCCCGAAGGAAGTCAAGTTCGGCGGAAAGGAATACCCGAACCGCAATCAGGAGAGCGGCACGTGCTGCTCGCTCGGACTTGAGGTTCCCTGCGAAGAGGAGAACACGGCAGAATACATCGGAAGCATTCCGAACAAGATCGAAAAGGCGCTTTCGCTCTGCGACAACACCTTCGAGTTCGACCTCGACGTCCTCATTGACGCCGGTCTTACGACGATCTGGGCATATGTGTCCGAGGATTCCCGCCACGAGGAGAAGGGCAAGGTCACCTATCCGGGCGACTGCATCTTCAACGCTCGCAAATACATCGAAAACAACTCCGGCACGCCATACGAGCTGCTCACGCGCTCCGGTGACGACTACGCTGGTTCGGTGTACTACACCGCGTTCGACACGATTCGCTCTATGTTCAATACCTTCTGCGAAAAGACCCGTAAGGACTGCATGTACCTGCTCGACCCGATTCGTGCGGTATTCGTCCGTGGCCGCGACACGAAGATTATGGACATCGATGGAAAGATCTTCTCGATGGACGTTGTTCGTCCTCTCAGAAATCTCTTCAGCAACGCGAACTCTTCCTACGGCGCTTCCTACGCAAACTGGGTCAAGATCTACGATTCGTTCAACGACGAATACATCTGGATGCCCTCTTCGCCGTTCGAAGCCTCCATCATGGCTACCGTGGACGCGAACTACTATCCGTGGTACGCTCCTTACGGCCTGAACAACGGAAAGCTCTCGTCCATCACCGACATCGCAATCCGCCCGTCCCAGAAGCAGCAGGACGACCTCTATCAGCTCGGTCTGAATATGTTCGTCTTCTTCAATGGCGACGGATTCGTCTCGTGGGGCCAGAAGACGCTCCAGACAAAGGCATCGGCCTTTGACCGCATCAATGTGCGCCGCCTCTTCCTAACGCTGGAGAGAGCGACGAACAAGGCGGTTCGTTACTTCATCGCGGAGCCGAACACGACATTCACAAGAACCCGTGTCGTGAACGCGCTAACGCCGCTCTTCGACATAGCGAAGAATAACGAGGGATGCTACGATTACGCGATATTCTGCGACGAACGCAACAACACAGCGCAAGTCATAGACAACAACGAACTCGTGATCGACATCTACATCAAGCCGACCCGCGTCATCGACTTCATCCAGTGCACGTTCCACGCGACGAAGACGGACGCGAACTTCGAAGAGTTGTTCAACGGTTAAGTTTAACCACAAACTTAACAGAACCCCCGGTTTCCGGGGGTTCTTTTTTTCTTCGGTACCCAAAAAATCGAAAAAATCAACCCCTGTTGATAAAAAAAATCAACCCCGAAATTGCTTTCGGGGTTGACCAATCGCAGTAAGGAGGAGGAAACCTGCGATTAGAACAGATCGCCCTTCTTCAAGCGGCTAACCTTGTCGGACATCTTCGGGGAGAACTTGGAAAGAGGAACCTTCTTGCCCTTCCCGTCAACGATGTTCTTCTTCAATGTGCCTTTGCCCATCTTTCCGCCCTTTTTCTTACCGAGCTTTCCGGGGGCCTTGTCAGACATCTTCGGGCCTAGGGCCGTCTTGCGCTGCCAAGACTCGTTCTGGGTGGGAGGAGGAGGCGGTGCGCCAGCTCCAGTCTCGTCGGGTGTAGGAAGCGGCTCCTCGCCTTCTGTGTCGAGCGCCGTCTCGTCGTCGTCGAGGAGGTTGTCCTCGGCTGCACCAGCACCGGATCCGGCTAGGAACTCGTCGATCTCGTCACGGATGCGGGTAAGGAAGTCAATTGGGTCTTCCCCGGTTGCGTCGTCCGTGGCCTCGTCTGCCGTGTCAAGATCTCCGCTGTCGTCATCGAATGAATCTCCGTCGAGATTTGCATCCGCCGCGTCTGTCTCTCCGCCGATGGGGAGGTCGTCCTCATCGCCGATGTCATCGGCTTCGGTGAGTTCGCGCCAAATGCGGTCAAACTTGAATGTGACCCCCTCGTTCGTTGTCTTGTCAACGCACGATGCGGGATTTTCGCCACAGACGGGCTTCTTTACATTGGCATTTGCGAGTGGATCGTTCGTCGGCTTCACTTCGCCAGACCCGAGGGCCGGGTTAGAACCTTCTGGCGCAGCGATGTCGGTCTTTTCGTTGTTCGGCTTGACCGTAGGCTTCTTGGGCTTTACGCTACCGAACACATTGATTCCCCCGTTGGGGGATGGCTTGGAGTTGAAAAGTGGTTCTTTATTCATGAATATTTTCCTTAAAACTATTTATTTCTTTTCGGGCTTTTTGACTTGATTTCTTCCGTCTTTTCTAGCCCCTGACGGAAGGGTTGTGTTCTTTTTCGGCAAACTGCGTTCGCCGCTGTCCGAACCGGTGGGTTCGTTGGCCTTCGTGCTCTTCACTTCGACGGGCTTGTCGGTGATCTTTTCGTCCTTGTACTTGGGGTGGCCGGGGGTGATGTTATTTCCTTCCAGCTTGACTCTTTCCAAGCACGTGATAGGAACTACCACGATGTTTCCGTGAAGATTTGCAGCGATTTCCTCGAATACATAGGCGAATCTCTGGTGTCCTACAACATCCGTTCCGGTAAACCATCCGTGGGACTGCGGAAATGGCTGACAAATCTCAGAAATCTTGAGATTGTACTCGCTGTCCGCCACCTCTTTGATGGCATCCTTGAACTCGTCGGTGATCGTGTCATACCACTTGCTTTTCTTTACCTTGGCAAGATCGATTTTCACATAGTCTCCGACACAGAATCCGCCTCCTTGCATGCGGGCTGTTGTCTCTTCTAGTATGGACAAAAATTTTTTCTTTGTTTCAAACATGGTTAAACCCTATATGTGTCACGTTAATATTTATCATAAATCCAATCAAATGGAACCCAAACCACTTCATTTCGGGATAAAATGCAAATAAATATTCAAAAGGTTTCATATGGCTGTAAACAAGAAGTTAAGTTGGTTGACACAATCCACCGTAAGCGAGGAAGATTCGTTTTCCCCTTACAAAAGCCATCTTTATGTCGATTTGGGGCTGGATTTGAAGCAAAACTTCAAATTGACACCCGATAGACACTCTGTTCTTGGTACCATAACGAACAAGCAAAAGGACTTGGTTGTTCTGTATGACACCGACTGCATCCTGCATTCCCTGTACGAGCTGTTCAAGACGCCGATCGGTGCCCGCGTGCTCGTTCCCGAGTTCGGAACCAGACTATACGAGTACATCGGAACTCATATCACGGATTTAGCATGCGAGTCGATCAAGACCCTTCTTCAATACGACATCGAAAGATGGGAACCTAGGGTCAAGGTTCTGGACATAAAGGTGACGCCAGAGCATGACAACAGCCAAATCGACATCCACCTGTACATAGAGATACCGGAAATATCGGTAAAGGCGCTCGCTAAATACAGGTTCGATTCAACGAACGGAAACATCGAGCAGCTACTGGACGACTAAAAGGATTTTACGATGGCGAACAATACTACAGAATTCAACTTACCGCAATATGGATACTTGGCGTTCGATCCGCTTACGATGAAATCGCTCATCAAGGAGCGACTCAACAAGAGCGGAATCTTCACCGAGCAGATAATCGAAGGGTCGTATCTATCTCAGCTGATAGACATCTTCGCCTATACTTTCCACACGCTGATCTACTATATGAACCAGACGGCCAGCGAGGGATCGTTCTCCGATACGGAATCGTTCGAGAACATAAACCGCATCGTCAAGGCGCTAGGATACAATCCGATAGGCGCACAGACATCGGTCGTGATGTTCAAGGGTAAGTACGACAAGACCAACGACGGACGTGATCCAAAATCCACGATCATCATACCGAAATATTCGTACATTACGGCCAACGGATTCGTGTATTCGCTGCATGACGACGTTGCGTTCATACCGGATGAGCGCGATTCCGCAGGATTTCTGTCCGACATGGGCGGAAAGAACATTCTGTATCAGGGATCCGTCAAGCAGAACGACGTTCTGGTAGCCGAGGGCACGGACAACGAGGTGTTCTACATCAACCAAGGCGAAGGAATCTTCATCGACCACTTCACGATAGACGTGTATGTGAAGCACGACAATGAAAAATGGAGGCTTTGGCAGCCAACGCCGTCTCTCTATCTCAACAACGCGAACGACGAGGTGTACGAGATACGCCTCAACGAGAAGAACTACTACGAGCTCAAGTTCGGAAACGACATCTGCGGAAAGAAGTTGTCGAAGGACGACCAGATTGTCGTATTCTACATAGAATCGGACGGCAAGGACAAGGAAATCGGTGCCAATACCCTCGAAAACGGATATCTTTCCAGATATTCGAACGACCTATACGAGATGATAATGAACGATGTTCGCGGCGATCTGCAAAGCAACGTCATATCATACGACGACATCAAGAGATTCACGCTCTTCAACACGGCGGCATCCACCGAATTCGACCGAAAGGAATCCGTCGCCAGCATCAAGGACAACGCGCCCGGAATATTCAGGACGCAATACAGGCTTGTCACGGCCGGAGACTTCGAAAACTTCATACGGACGAACTTCTCGACGCTCATACACGATATCAAGGTGATGAACAACTGGGAGTATCTGTCCACCTACATCAAATATCTGCACGGACTCGGGCTTTCTCGTCCTAGCGTAACCACGCAGGCCGTTCTGAACCAAGTCCTGTTCTCCGATGCGTGCAACTTCAACAACGTGTACATAATCGGCGTCCCGAAGGTCAACACGAACGTGTCGGACTATGTGGCATACATCCCGCCAGCGCTCAAGAGCAGCATCCTACAGTCGCTACAGACGATGAAGGTGCTCACTTGCGAGCCGGTGGTCATCGACCCGATCTATCTGGCGTTCGCGCTTTGCTGCCCTGCGGTCAAGAACGAGGTCACAATAGAGGACATCGAGTATTCGCAGCTGCACGTCCAGATTTCGCAGACATCGAAGATCAATCCCAACCTGACGAGATCGAAGATCGCAAATATCATAACGAGCTATTTCGACAAAGAGAACTGCGTGCTCGGCCAGAAGATATCGACCCTGCAAATGCAGACGGAGATCCTAGCGCTGGACGGCGTTGAGAAGATCTACATGACCAACACGAAGACCGGAACCCGGCTGGAGAACCTTTCGTTCATCCGCTTCAACGACATCTACAACAACGACAAGCAGATCATTACGCAAGACCACCAGCTGGAGCAGTTCCAGTTCCCGTATCTGTATCGCGGTTCGCTGATACTCGACCACATAATAATAGACGATTCGAACACCATAATAACCACGGCGGAGTACTAATCAATGTATATAATCGGAACAGAGGTCGACAAGAACTACAAGCTTAAGCTTACCGCGCCGACGATGGTCTACGGGACGTCCGAATTCTGCAAGCCGGACGACATGTACATCCTTGAGATAGATGTGCCGAACACCGAACGCGCAAAATCGAAGACGTTCAGCGTAAAGCTGTACGCATCGAACTCGAACTCCAATCCGTATGTCGACCAAGGGGACAACTATTGGAAGAATCTCGTTCCGACTTGGAAGTTCTACGACGAAAACAAGAAGATAATCTACGACCTCACGATAACCGCCAACCAGCGCACATCGACCGGTCTGCACGGATCCGTTAAGTTCCACTATGTCGACGATATGCCGTCCGATCTTGACGAGCCGATATTCATCTGGGCCACGCTGAACTTGGACGACTTCACGAAGCACGCCGAGGTGGTGGAAGTGAAATCCGAGAGATACGAACCGCCAGCCTATGCCAACTCGAAGGTCATCGCGGTCACCACGACGACGATAAACCAGATCGTTCCCACGAAGATAAGCATCACTAGGAACTCCATCGATCTTCTTTCCACCGGAATCTACTGGAGCAACCAGAAGATTCCGTTCATAGCTACGGTGAACTCCGACCATTACGCGACATTCAGGGAAAACAGCGAGGTAAGAAACGATCTCGTCGAGTTCTCGTCCGATTTGGTATACAATTTCCCGCTGGCGGAAGACCTGACCGAGCATCTGAAGGGTAACATCGGAATATCATACAACGTGGACGATGTGATCAGTCCGTCTTCGCTGATAGACAAGTATCTGTACTATACCAGAAATATGTGGGATTTCATCTCCACGTATATTCCTCCCGAAAACGTCCTAGAGACATCCGGGCCGATACCGCAGAATTTCAGCGCAAAGCCGCCGAAGGCCGACGTCGTAGTATACTCCGACATCATGGAGAACATGGACTGGCCGACATTCAACGATTTGCAGGCCAGATACTACGACATAGACCTAGACAAGTATTTCGTAAAGATAAACAAGAACGACATCATCACCCTTATGGTCGGCGACAAGGTTGAGATCCAGTCCGGGGACTTCGCAAAGCAGATCGGAACGATTGTACGCAAGTACGACGATCTGATGGAGGCCACCGTGGAGCTCGACAACATCGAGCCGACCACGAGAATCGTTGTTCCTTACAATCTTCTGAGAAAGGTAAAGATTGGAGAATACGGAAACGTCATTTACGACGATTCGTCCGTTCTTCCGAGCGGATTCGACTACAACGAGGCGGACTTGTTCGTTCTTACTCTAGACAACTACGAGACTCTCATCAAGGAACACAGAATATTCGACTACATTCCTTACGCGCTCAGAATCGTGGACACGCTTTCGATGGACGGCAACAGCCCGATAAAGACGACTTGGTGCGAATTCAGCGCGTTCGACGAGAGCAAAGCCGAACTGGACTTCAAGCTCCTCGACAAGACCAACGGATACAATTACAAGATCGGCGGATATTCGTTCGGCATGACCTATTGCCCCGATTTGTCCGGCAAGGATAGATGGGGGACGATATATGCGTCCGCCAGCTTCGATCAGAACGTCGCAAGAAGGGGAATAAAGTTCCACCAGATCAAATACTCTGTTCTGACAGACGGCGACGGCCTGTATCTGGTCGACGACAGAAACAAAATAAGCGAAGATTCGATGCTCGCAGAAATTGCGAGATATCTGGAGGATAATTCAATCTATCCGCAGACCGTCCCGGACCACAACATAACCGACGACGGGTCTTTGATCGGAACCGATTATAAGCTCGGTGGAGTCACGGTGAAGGAATACGGCGCTTCGTGGGTAACGCAAGACCCGCTTTACAACAGCTGGATCGTCGACTCGAACAGCGGACACGTCACGAAGATAGACATCAAGGGAGAAATCATCCACGACATCAATCTTACGAGCGCCGTAGGAAAATATCTGGAAGACGCAAGGGATTTGCAGCAGGCCCTCGTGACTGCGGAAGAAGACATCCTGACGGACGAAAACATGTATCTCTTGAATCAGGAGATAACGGACGATATACTCAAGTATTGGAACGAGATAATAACCACGGAAGGAACGTCCATAGTGTCTCCGAACTGCGTTGTGCTCGATTCGAAGAACCAGATATACGTCACTTCATACGACCAGATGATTCTCGTAAAGATGGACGGGATGGACGGCAAAGTCCTTGGCGCGTGGCCGTTTCCAGATCAGATTATAAAGGACGACTTCCCGTATTCGAAGACATATAGCGATATGGTAAGCGCCGTCTTGAGCGCGGAGGCCAGCGGCATACCCGTCGACGACGAACGATTCGAGCTAAACGCCGGATGGAAGATAGTCGGGGTCGACACCAACGAATACGACAGCGTTGCCGTGTTGTTCCAGACCAAGCTCACCGAACTGAAGGACGAAGTGTACGATCTTCCGTGCTCGGTGAAGGTCGCCATGTTCGACGGGATGAACTTCACGGACTGGTTCACCCTTTACGACAAAGAACAGCCGGACGACGGAAGCGGCATCAACATCCCGAACGACTCGTGGATCGATACGTCGCATATCGTTTTTCGTTCGACGGAAAGTTTTGACTACATATATGTCGCCGGATCGACGAATCCGACCCCCGCCGACGGCGAAGAATCGCCGAAACAGCAAAAATATCCGAAGAAGGCCAAGAAGAATGGAGACAAATTCTACGAAACCGTATTCGTCTGGAGATATTCCATAGACAAATCGACCGGAGAAAAGAATCTTGAGACGCTATTCGAACAAACATATGACGACGATGTTCCTACCTATCATCATTGTGTCGGATCCATGTTCGTGGACGTCGACTACAATCTTTGGTTTACCGTAAACAAAGACGGTTATCAACGCGGAAAGGCCGATGGCAACAGCGAAGTATATGTCGTAAAGGACGCTAGGGCAAATTCCGCCCCGTCGGCTGTCCGTGTTACGGGATTTCCATCGAACATAAACATAGCCGGTATATCCCAGCTGTCGACGTTCGAGATGCTTGTCCTTGAAAACACCGCCAGCGGAGGAATGGTATCGAGATATAAATTTTCTTCCGACAACAATTCGGTTCAATTGAATTCCAATAAACAAACTTCGCTGCCTTCTCAATCCAAAAACGGAAACTTTGGCGGCCAATTCATCGCAAACGGAGATTGGGCCGGTGCGGACTATCTTAACAAGTACGCCAGAATGGTAGACGACATAGAAACGGTTTCGACGGAGGAATCCGACGACAACAAGATCCGTCTCTACGCATACGAGAACTATTATATCCGAAAGCACAACGAGGAATGGGACGTCGCCGAGCACGCCAAGATACCGGTCATACACACGCAGTTCCCGGAAGACAACCCGGAGCTGTTCAAGTCGATCGGCATCACCCTCGGTGTCGACGAGCACAAGCAGTACTCGATAGGCAAGAAGCTGTTCGAGGGCATAGCGAATCAAGTCAACAACGTGCACGACATCGACGAGTGCCATATAGACTCGATCTACAACATAGCGCACAAGGAGGATGTCAACATCGACAAGTTCATCCTGTCCTACCCGGAGGAGCTACGCAGAATGGTGGACCTGATGTCCATTACGAGAAAGAAGCTATGGGGCAAAAGATGCGACTGTACGCAGAATTACTTCAAGACCAAGGACAGGACCGCGACAAGATACTGCACGAAATGCAGACACTCGCACAAGACGAATCTGGGCCGTTTGATAGATCCGTTCAACGACGATATCTGGCGTCTTACGAAATATCGCGTCGACTATATCGATGGCGTGAAGGAGAAAGAATGGTATTTCTTGCGCGATATGATCTATGCCCAATCGCAAGTGGTCAATGTGGTGTTCGAGGTGGATCCTCCCATCGAATGCACCAGAAAGGAACTGCATACCGCCCTTACGGCGATCGTTCCGGTTAACCAGATGCTCGCGGTGTTTTCCGAGGAGCTCGGTATAGAGATCGAGCCCTTGACGATCAAGAACTGCTCGTATGACGTCGTTCTGACCGAAATACGGAAGGCCGTCGGATGGATACACGACTATCTTATGTCGATGGTG